TGGCCTCACAAGTGTTTCAGCAGGCTCCTGCTGTCATTAAGTCGTTTGACAACCGCGAAGAAGCCCCCGGCGCTTTGATGGCCCGTCAAGCTGCTTTGCATCTGATTGCTCACCAAGAGCGCAAGTCGGTTGACCAAGTGTTGGCCGAGCGCTTCAAGAGCGATCAAAAACTTGACGCCATTGTGAAGACCGCCGTCGCAGGCGCTGACACAACCACCGCCGGATGGGCTGCCGAGCTCACGAGAAATGATGTAACCTCGTTTCTCGAGGCTTTGCGTCCCGTGTCTGTCTATGGTGCTCTGGCATCAATGGGCACCTCGATCAACTTTGGCAATGCCAACGTGATCAACGTCCCTCGCCGCGGCACAACTGGCGGTTTGGCTGGCGCGTTTGTTGGCGAGCAAGGCGTGATCCCAGTTGGCAAAACCAACTTCGGCAGCCAGGCGCTCAATCGCTATAAGATGGGCATCATTTCAGTGTTCTCCAAAGAGCTGAGCCGCGTATCTACCCCGCAGATCGAGTCTTTGATTCGCACCGCGATGCTCGATGACACCGCAAAAGCGCTGGATACTGCCTTGCTTGATGCTACAGCTGCGGTTGCAGGCGTTCGCCCTGCATCCATTCGCAATGGCGCGACCACTGCAACGGGCACAGCCGGGGGCGGGACTGCGAGCGTAATTGCGGACATCAAGGGCATGGTTGGCACCATGATTGCGGCAAACACTGGCTCCAAGCCCGTTCTCATCATGGGCGCAACTGCAAAGCTGAGCCTGGGTTTGATGAGCACATCTTTGGGTGAGTTCTTGTTCCGCGATGAGTTGGCCCGTGGCCAGATCTTGGGCATCCCCGTGATCTCCAGCACAAACGTGCCTGCTAACGTGGCCATCCTGGTTGATGCTACTTACTTTGCCACCGCTTTTGGTAGCCCTGAATTTGACATCAGCGACACCACAACTTTGACGATGGCAAATGCGGATGGCACGGCGCCTACGCAAGCTATGAATGGCGCTGGCGCGCTGGGCACTGCTGGCCAAGTCTTGCCTGACAACGGCATCAATGTCGTTGGTGGCGTGACTGGTGCTGGATCTGCTGGCTACATGGCGCAAAACATGTTCCAGACATGGCAAACAGCCGTGCGCATGGTCATGCCCCTATCCTGGGGCTTGATGATGCCTGCCTCTTCAGTGGTGGCAGAGCGCACAGCTATCACCTGGTGATAGAAAAGAAGTCCTCAGAGGCTCAGGCCTCTGGGGGCTTTTTCATAGCGGCCAGCTGGCTCTTATGAAAAAGCGGGAGAACTAAAATGACCAAACTTTATTTTTTGTGGGACGGCCAAAGTGGCACCGCCACTGACAACGAAGAGCAGCGCGATGAATTGATCAATTGCGGCTTTATTGAAGTCGATGGTTTTGAGGTTGACAGAGTGCTGCCCACAGCTGATGAGGTTTTAGCTTATCGCCAAACCTATGCCACAAAAGACATGGGCGCAAAAAAACCAGGTCGTCGCTCGCGAGCAGGCGCAACTGATAACACTGACCAGGCGGCTTAAATGAAGATCGCCCAAAGAGTTAAATCTTGGTTTGGGTCTACTACGCTGGACGGCTCCCCCGTCTACGCGGTTGCTCAGGAGCCGCACCAGTGGTTTCAAAAATGGACTGATGGCGAACGTCGCCCAGCTTCCGGTTTGGTGGCTGCAGCAGAAGGCGGGATCGATGCTTATGGCCAGAGCTTTGCTTTAATGCCAGGCTATCATTACAGACGCGACAGCAACGGCGGCAAAACAATGGTCACGACAAGCGCCTTGTCTAGACTTCTACGCTCGCCTAACGGGTATCAAACACAATCGGACTTCAAGCTGTTTCTTGGCCGTCAATTGATGCAGCACGGCAATGCTGTTTGCGTTGCTATTAGAAACGATCGATTTGAAGTGTCCAGTTTGCACCCGCTGCCTTTTGGCTCTTACAATGCGCTAGTCTCACCAGAGACTAAAGAGCTGTATTACGCAATCCAGGCCAATCCATTGATGCCAGGAGAGCAGACTTATGTGGTGCCCGCCCGCGACGTGCTACACATCAAGCTATACACACCAAACAACCCCCTGGTCGGGGTTTCGCCTTTATCTTATGCGGCAATGAGCCTGGCAGCCAACTCGGCGCTGGGTGCGCACATGGCCACATTTTTTAATAATATGGCGCGGCCTTCGTTTATTTTGTCGACTGAGCAAGTTTTGACCAGCGCTCAAATGCAACAACTTAGAGCAGCCTGGGAGAATCAATCCGCACAAATGAACTCCGGCGGCGTTCCTATCCTTGGGGCAGGCCTGAAGGCCACCCCGCTGGGCCTTAACGCGCAAGACTCACAGCTGATTGAGGCTTTCAGACTTACGGTTGAGGATATTGGCCGGGCGCTACGTATCCCGCTGCCATTGATGGGCGTCAGCACTCAGCACTCAACGACTGAGGCTTTGATGAGCTTCTGGTTATCGACTGGACTTGGCTTTTTCATCAATCACATTGAGGTGGCCCTGGACAAGTTCTTTGATCTGCCTGCTGATGAGTTTGTCGAGTTCGATGCTGAGCAGCTTCTGCGCGTTGATTTCATTGGCCGCGTTGACGGGCTGTCAAAGGCGACCATCAATGGGATTATGTCGCCCAACGAGGCGCGCTCCAGGCTGGAGCTGCCAGCGGTTGAGAACGGCGACTCGCCAACGGTTCAACAGCAGCAAGTCCCATTGAATTTACTGACCCAATTGCACGCGGCGCAAATTGCTCGCGCGTCTGCACCTATTGCTGCCCCCGCGGTAAAAGATGAGCCCAAAGAAGATGCTCCAGCCCCTGAAAAGGACGGTGAGAAATCAGGGTTCAACGCTGAGCTCGCCGCTCGCCTTGTCATGTCTGACATCATACGGAAACACCCATGAATGAACTTGAATTCTCCCAAGCCATTGCCCCAGTCGTGGACGCTGTCGTTGGCGTCAAAAAGCAAATTGACGACTTAAAGCTCCAGCCCGGCCCCCAGGGTGAGCCTGGTGAGCGCGGGGAAAAAGGTGAGCCTGGTGAAGTTGGCCAGGACGGCTCAAACGGTATTGATGGAAAAGACGGCGTTGGGATCTTGGCCCCGTCTTGGGCACCTGGCAAGGGCTACCCCGCCGGATCTTTGGTTTCTCACCACATAGGTCAATTTTACCGAGCACTGGATCACAACTCTGACTCAGAGCCAGGCGACTCACCTTATTGGGAGCGCATTGGCAGCTATGGTTTTCGGCACACTGGTGGCCACAGCGCGGAGCGCAAATATTCGGTCGGCGACATTTACGTAAAAGATTATTCGACATTTATTGTCACGGGTGAAAGTGTCGATAAATTATTTGTGCCTGCCCCTCGGGTTGATAAATTTACCGGAAAGATTACGGTTGACAAGTCCGGCATTGCTGAGACGGTCACAAAATATGGCAACACGGTTCAATTTGACTTGTCTGTTTTTGGGGACTTTTTGGCCGACAGAATGTCCGATGAAGTGGCCAAGCTTTTCAACGATAAATTGCTTGAAATTAAAACAGCCACCGAGGACGGCGAGCTGCTAATCAAAAAGACTCTTGAGGATCAAGAGGGCGCAGTCCTGGATGTTGTGCTTCTAGCGGTGAATGAGCAGATCAAACAAGCTCGCGAGCAATTTGACATGATCGCCACCGAGGCGCCTGAGAAAATTCTCAACCCAATCACTCGATATGCTGGCCCGTGGGTTGATACAGAGAGCTACAGCCGCGGCGATGTGGTGACAGAGGCCTCTGGGCTGTATTTGGCACTTAAAGGCACCAGCGCGCCACTGTATGACCCCGAGGCGTGGGTTCGTATGCTTGGCAATGCCACGCGAGCAATTGGCGGTGGTGGCGGTAGCGGTGGCGGCATTACTCGCACCACACAAATTCTGGCCGATGGTTCGCTCAACATGGGCAATTTCAACATCGTCAACGTGCTTGACCCGCGCACAGGGCCAACAGGCTCCTTGGATGCGGTGAATAAGCAGTCGATGCAAGCGGCGATTGCTGCTGGATCGCTGTATCAAGGTACATACAAACCAGCAACAGGTGGGCCAAACATCCCATTTTTGGCAAACACTGCGTTCACAGCGCCAGTTGGTAATAGCGTTATTGGCAAACCAAACGCAGCCGCCCCGGGCATCAACAGCCCGCTCGACATTTTGGTTTGGTTCAACATGAAGGGCAAAGGGCTGGACAACTTTGCAGCGGTATTGGCCGCGCCTTTGTTGTTCGACGTTACCTTTTCAAACGGCACGCACAAAACCTATTTGCTACCCGCTGGCAATTACGCCGATGCGACCGCTGTGCAGACTGCGCTTAACGCTTTGACGGGCACCGAGGCGAAGTTCCTGACCTACGTAAACGGCTCAGACTTCTGGGTTGGCGTTGAGACCCCGCCCC